TTTTAAACCAAGCTGAAATAGATAGCTCACCTGTAATTTGTAAACTTGAAGGGTTGCCACAATCTACAAAGTCATCCACTCCATCTAGCAATAGACTCTGGGTATTTGGAAATGTCGTTGCCGTTCCTAAACTTGTATCTCCACTTGCGCTTGAATCGTATATTTTGCCCCAATCGTTTGTAGCAGTAGTTTTACCTTTGCCCCAATCATTAGTGTTGTTTACTGCACCTTGTCCCCATCCGTTTGTAACTGCCATTTCTTTTTTATTAAGTTGTTATTGATCCAAATAAATACCATTCATCAGTAGCCACCTTTAACAATGTAGCTTGTGCATATTGTGCCGAAAGTTTACTTGCGCCCCCAGCTGCTCTTAAAGTCACACCACTTCCAGCCACTACTTGTGATTGTCCACTATTGCTTTGTGTAATTTCTATTCGTGTTCCTGTAGGAAAAGCCACAGAACTATTTGGCGGAATTGTAGTTACGTTTGCACTACCGTTATCTAATTTTATAAACTTGTTTGCATCTGCTAAAGCCAAAGTGTTTGGAAAACTTGAAACGGCTCTTGTAGTCGTTAATTTAACACCATCAATTATTTCGCTTCCTGTGATGTGCTTACTATTAAAAGAACCACCACCAACTTCTGCGATTGCAAATCGATCTGTTGTACCTAAATTAGCACCCTTTGCTGTTAGCGCACTTATCTTTATGTCTGCCATCTTCTATTTTGTTTAAAAACTTTTCTAAACGAATTATGTTTCGTTTTTTTATAGTATACTTTCTTTTCTTCATAAACACCAACCTGTAAAATTTGTATCGTTATTCGGAAACATATCTTCTGCATCGTTGTCGCTATACTCTGGGAACAATGAACTATTGTTGCAAATATAGTCTACAAATCTTTCTTTGTAGTGCATAGCAGTTTGTCGTTGTTTCTCAATCATAAAATCTACTTCTTCTTTGCTTACGGTTTCACTATTTTCTGCTCCGTGTTTATATACGCCCTTATTTGCCACCGTATAAGCTGCGTAAGGCAAGTATTCTACCATTGCGAAGTGAATTAAGCACGGTTTAATATAAGTCGTTAAAAGCGATAAATACGGATTTGCTAAACTACCAGCTATAATATCTGCTTGTATCTTTTCAAGTAGCTTAGTGCCAAGCATAGATTGAATATGTATATCTTGTGCGATCAAAACAAACTGAATAAATTTATCTACGTCTACGTTTCCGTTTACGTTTGTGTATCTTACTACATCGTCCCTTGTTATTAATAGTGCTGTAGCCATATTATTGCTTTTTTATAAATCCTCTGTTAGGCATATCAATCGGTCTTTGACTTACTAACTTGTCGTTTTTAATTTTATAACCATACTTTTCGGCTTTACGAACTGCTACACGATTTGCTAAAGGCGATTTAACGTCTATTCCTGTACCTTCAAAGCTTACATAGACTTGTTTATTGAAGCGATGATGGCAGTTGCCACCCCCCTTAAAAAACCACCGTGAAAAGGTCAAAGCACCACCTTTTCCCCATCCAACTTGTCTGCCGTCTTTGTTTGTGTAAGCATCGCCCATATAAGTGCTGCCCATTCTTATAATGTCTTCTTTACGGTATATTTTATTTGCACTTAACATATTACGACAAAATGCCCTTGTGTTTTTTTGTAGTTCACCAGCGTAAACATATCTTGTTACAAACTTAATTCCATCTATTACTTTGTCCTGCTCACTTTTTGCGTTTGGAAAAGCCATTCCACTTGAAACAAGGTTTACTAATTTGTCTTTAAAACTTAACTTCGTGTTTATCTCGCTTGAAAGCAATGTGTTTTCTTCTTCGTCTGTTTCGTAGTCCACTTCAAACTCATCAATAAGCAACCATTCTTCTTTAGGTTGTTCGCCTAATTCAATTAAAGCTTTGCCTACATAATCACCACTCAATTCTAAACCTGTTTCTTCTTCGATTTGTTCTTCGTCCATCATACCACTCAAATCGGTAAATTCTAAAGGCTTTAAAGTTTTAAAGTACAAGTTTAAAGCTATGCCGTTGTATGCAAGTATTTCATCAAACGCATCTAATAAAAGTTCTTGCATTGGTCTTATAACCATATTGTCGAAAAGAACAAACGAATCTTTTAACTCATCTGCATTTGAACTAAAGCCGTTACTACTTGCGATTCCAAATAATAAAGGTGACGTAACATTGTTACCAAGCATTATCTTTCTTAAACATTCTTCTGCAAGTGTAGAATACAAATCTGGCGCATCATTAACTGGCATTGCATCTACCGTTGTTTTGCTTTCTGCGTTGTTGTTAAAGCTAACAATAACCTTTTCGCCTTGTGTTCCTGTAAGTTGGTTTAGAACCTTGCTTTTTATTAGTCTTTGTTGCTCTTCGCTTGGTTGACCGTTATTAAAGTTTATAACTGATCGTGAACTAAAGCCGTTGTTTACTTCGTTTATTAAGTATTCACTTATTGATTCTTCAAGTGTACAATAAGGTAAACAACCAATATAGTCTGGCAAAGCATAATATTTTAAACCTACACTATACGGCTTTACAAAATAAATTTCGATCGGTTCTTTTGAAGTGTTAAAAGCTGGAATTCTTTGTGGTTTATAGTTTTTAGTGTCTTGCCAATTATCTGAATAATAGTAAGCTTCTACTTTGCCATCTTCGTTGCATTTTTCTGCCCTTAAAAGTTGTACGGGTATATGCTCAACTTGCGCTATTTTCTTTCGGTCTTTCGTGTATATTACTTGCATAGCACATTGTCCCAATAGCTTTAAGTCGCTTACAAGGTGTCGTGTGCATTTCTTACTAAACAAAGCCATCATAGAAGCGTACTCATTTGGCTTTCTTGAAGCGTCTGAAGCACTTAAACCTTTTCCGTATACTAAACGATTTGTGTTGTTTACAATAGCGTTCTGTGTCGTGCTATTTGTGTAGCAATCAATTAAGAATTGGTAGTAGTTATTGTCATCGCCAAATTCTACCCAATCTTCACGCTTACTTTCCGTTATAGTTGGTTGCTCATAGGCAGCTAATTCTAATATGTGTATGTCCTTACTCATAAATTATAAATTCATTATTCGATGCTTGGCTTGTATATTGTCCGTTGTTTACTGAATAGGTTGCTACAGGTTGGTCGGTGCAAAATACTCTGTCTTTATGAACTACCGTACTACCGTTTTTTAATTCAAGCTTATAGAAGTGTCCTTCTTTTAGTACGAACACGGCACTAATTGTATCGTAATAATCGCCATTTGTACTTGCTTGTATTGTTACGGCTACGGTTGTGTTTAGTTGTTCGTCTGTTAAATTTAAAGTGTCGTATGTTTGGCTTCTTGGTATGAAACTAAACGTTTGTTGTACTCCACTTGTAGTTAAAATAATCATTCTACTATAATAACTTTTTTTTCGATTTTTTGTTTTTATTTCGTGTTTTTGAAGCATAAAAAAAGGCACTCCAAAAAGTGCCTCTTACATTATGAAAGGAAAAGAAAAACCTTATGTTGTTACGATTGTCGCATCTGCACCGCTTCCATCTGCAAAAGCAGTTTTTAAAGCTGCCTCTGTAGAAACATCAATAAAGTTAGCTGGTAGAACTTCACTTGCTACAAAAGTTAATTTGTATCCGTTAAAGTCACCAAGTGCTGCTCCAGAAGAAATTTCTCCAGCAGTTGTATCGCATCCTTGTGCCAATCCCATTAAGAAGAATTGATTTGTCATACTTTGCACAATGATTCTTGGACGTCCATAAGCCAAAAGTTTAATTTGGCGGTGCATAGCTTGATCTTGTTTTTTTAAAGAAATAGTCAAAGTTTGCTCAAAAAATGTCGTTCCATTATCACGAGAAGTTTGCACCTGTGTCGTGAAAGAATTTTCATTCGATTTAAGTTCGTACTTAAATAAAGAAATTTGCGCAGCTGGCACCCAAGTGTCAATCGTGTCTGTGTTTGTAGCATCGTAAGTGATGTTGTCTGTGTCTAGGTCATCGAAGTTCGCAAAAAATATGCTTTTAAGGCCGCTCACGCTGTCTTTGCAGGACTCCACTCTACCGTTTGTTATATCACAACTCATTTTATTTAAAGTTTTATGAATAAAAAAGGGTAGGCAATTTCACCCACCCTTTCTTAATTCTAGTTTATATTATTATGCGTGGTAAAGAACTACGTCAGAACCGATTGCATACTGAACACCAGCTGACATACGGAGAATGATTCTGCAATTTTGCGAACCGTCAATTTCAGCCATATCAATGTATTTAGCTTCAGCGTTAATGTCACTCAACAAACCACATCCGAAGAACAAGTTTGAAGTTTGAGCAGCCATAGCAGTATCGTCAGCCATTCCGTTAGCAACAACTACAGGAATACCATCGAAAGAAAGGTTTTGACCAGCAAAGAAAGTTGTTCCTTTTCCGTCAACACCGTTAGCACCTAAGCCACCTGTTGCAAAACCTCCGAGACTTCTGATGTAAGCTTTGGCGATATTGCGTGATACATAAAGAGTCAAGTCAGAAGCACCATAAACTGTAGAAGGAATTGCATCTACAATAGATCCTAATTTGTCAATCACGTTTGCAGCAGTTACGGCAGCGTGAGAGGCTACATCAACAACAGTTGCATCAGCCAAAGCCAAAGGAACTAAACCATCAAATTGTCCACTTGTTCCAGAAGCACCTTCCCAAATCGAAGTTTCGATTGAAGCAGCAGCCATTCCAGCAACGTGAGCCAACATAAATGATTTGAAATCTGCTGGTAAATCTTCGTAAGCTGAATACCCAGCTTGTGCAGCAATCCAGTCTTGGTGATAGTCTTTCTTACAAAGTTGTACGTTTGATTGTACTTCTTTCAAAGTCAAAACACGTTCTGCAACGTCAACGTCCATATTGTGATCAAAGTCGCAAGTTGCGTTCACCAATACGTTTCCTGTTGTACTGATTTTCTTCATTACTCTTTTGTAGTGAATGTTAGGGAGTACAGTAATTAACCCTTGTTCGATTGTCGGTGCGCTTAAAAGAGCTGCTGCAACAAATTGTCCAGCGAAATCTCCAGCATAAGTGCTTCCAGTTACGGTGTTAGCCATATTTCTATTATTTAATTATTAATTATTATTTGCGTTATTTATTTTCGATAGTACGGTGTCCATAATTGTACGTTTGCGATTAGGAGAAATTGTTTTGCCTATTTTCGCTTCTTTGTTTTCTGGATTGTGTACTATTGGTTTAGCTGCTGCTTCTACTTCTTTTTCTTCAGAAAGTTCAACAACTTCTTCTTTTACTTCTTCAGTAGTTTCTACAACTTCTTCATTCGTGTTTTCGTTGTTTTCTACTTTAGAGAATTTTTCTAATTCAACTTTGAGTTCTTCGTTTTCTTTTTTTAAAGTTTCCATTTCAGAAAAGAAAGTTTCTTTCACGATTGACTCAACTGTTTTCTTAATTGGTTTAGCTTCTTCTACTGATGCTTCAACTTCTTCTTCAACTACTTCTTCTTCAACAACCTCTTCTACAACTTCTTCTTCAGCTTCTTTAATTTCAGCGATCAAACCTTCTTCGGCTACAACAAGCATCAAACCATCTTCAAGTTTGTATTCGCCTACAGGTAGTGGAATTTTTTGTTCGTCTTCTGTTACAATTACAACTTGAAAACCAGCTTCAAATTCTTCTGCTTCAATAGTTGTTACACCGTCATCTAATTTTCGTGTGCCTAATTTCACTTCCATTCCAAGAAGTTCTCTTACTTTGTTTAGTATTGAATTATCTTTCATTTTTTTATTTATTAGTCTTTCTATAATAACTTTATATTAAATTGTTTGTTTCATTTTTGTTTTAAACCTTGCCTATGCCTTGCGCTCTAAGTGTGCCGTCACAACACTTTGAACTATATGTGTTGTCTTTACATAAGCAACCCCTTTTGCCACCTTTAGGACTTGATTTGCCTTGTGTTTCTTTTACCTTTTTTTTACGCATAGTTCGTGTTTATTTTAGCTTTGAAAATGCTTCTAATCTTTGTTTTATACTATTCATAACACCTAAAACGTCTATTGCTTCTTTATATTTTGGCAAATCCCTAGCATTTAATCCTAAATCTTTTGCTGCTTTTGCAAAGTCATTTAAAATTTTTTCGCCTCCACTTTCTA